ATCAACGTTCTTGCCACCACCATTACCTGCTGAAGATTGCTCAACTGCCTTCTTCAACTTATCAAGAGAGGAACTCTTGTTCTTAAGATTTGATAGACTCATTTGTATTCTCCGTATAGCGTTGTATTAATGTATATCGACTTGTCCACTTTCTTCATTACCATATCATTATATATCATATCAGTCTGCAAGTAAAGTTTCTCTTGTGAGAAGTTTATACTTGTCGACGTTCACATTCAAGAATGCTCCGTACTTGCGGATCTTTCTTGAAACTTTGGGATAGATGATGTCATCAGAAATCTTCTTGTCCCAAATTCGAATAAAGTCGAAGATGTTATTGAGAATAACCATCGTCTCAATCGTGACATCTTTTTGGAGAAATGCAACTAACAGTTTTGGAAACTGTCCATCTTCGACTTTAAATAAATCATTAAATGTTTCTTTTGTCGAGATCTTTTGTAAATCTTCGACATAGATTTTGGTCATGGAATCGGTGGTTCGTTTCCAATCCCTATAAGTTTCTTCAGCCTCGTCTTCAAGTAGAGACTTGGTCCAATTATCGTCACTGTGTACAAAATTAGCGACCAGAAATGGAACCATCTCATCGTCTCGATACTTGCGCGCAAGACGGTGAAATAAAAACTTGTCACGACGTTTTTGAAATGCATCTACTGAGACTCGCGTCTTGCCATCGTACTGGAAAAAATTATAGTTTTCTGAGGTGAAATGTAACTTGATGGCTTGATAAGTGCAATACAAATCGTAACCGTTCAAAGTTGACCTCTCTTAAATTTCTCAAGCAGCGCTTGCATTTTCATTCGAGTCTCATCATCAATTTCATATGTCTCGTTTGATTCTTCTTCTTTCAATCCTTTCACAATATCAGCAGCATTTTGCGCGCCAGTGAATAATGCAGGGAGAAGCAACCACCAAAGAGATGATTTTGTGACATAGATCATTATGCCAGTGAATGTCCAAACAAAAACATTCCAGATTAGAATCTGCCAAGTCATATTGGGAGTTTTCCAATTCTTGGTAAGTATCTCAGTTCCATTGCTTCGCCTTGAATAACACTCTTCAGAGCGTCATTAATCAACGTTGCTGCAACTTCAATCTCAAGATTATTTCTTTCGCAATATGTTGCGATTGCATCCATGTGATCAATTCTTTCTTTAATTGCCATTTCCATGATCATCATAGAAAAGTTATTCTTTTCTTCTCGACTTGCCATATTAGATCTCATACTTGCTCAAGGAATTGTTTAACTGCTGAGTAACACGAACAAAAGTAGTTCGCTTGCTCAGTTCTTTCAATTCACTTGCCCCCACATAAGTGCACGCCGAACGTAAACCGCCCAAAATATCTTGAAGAGTTTTACTTACTTCACCACGATATGGAATCTCAACTGTCTTACCTTCGCTTGCGCGATAGTTGGCAACACCACCATTATGAAGATCCATTGCAGTCTCTGAACTCATACCATAGAATTTATTATCGCCAAATGGACTTGCTCCACCTTCTTTATGACCAGCAAACATTCCACCAAGCATCACAAAATCGGCTCCCGCAGCAAATGCTTTCACCACGTCTCCAGGAACGGAACACCCTCCATCCGCTATGATGTGACCCTGAAGACCATGCGCTGCATCTGCGCATTCTATAACCGCACTCAACTGCGGGTAGCCGATGCCTGTCATCTTGCGCGTCGTGCACACAGAGCCAGGACCAATACCAACTTTCACAATGTCTACACCAGCGAGAATTAATTCCTCTGTCATCTCGGGTGTGACCACATTACCTGCCATCAAAACGATATTCGGATATTTGTCACGAAATCGTTTAATAAAATCTACGAAACTTTGCGTGTATCCATTAGCAACATCAACGCAAACTCTCATGTATGGATTTTGCGCAACGCTGTATACAAACTGAAACTTTTGTAAGTCAGAATCAGAAATACCCAACGAGTAAACGCTGCTGTTCATCTTTTGTTTAAAATGCTCACCTAAAACATCATTATCATAATGTTTAGTGACAGCAACTAAACATTCATGTTTGTCTAACTCAACGTCCATTTCAAAGGTGCCAACACCATCCATATTTGCAGCAATGATTGGAACACCAGACCAACTGTTGCCACTGCGAAATGTGAATGCTCGTTTAAGTTTGACATGACTTCGAGAAGAAAGAGTTGATCGTTTGGGAGTGATCAAAACATCTTTGTAATCTAACTTGACGTCTTCAATAATTCTCATAAAGCCTCAATGATAGAAAATATGCTGACCAATTTTCTTTATGACTCTTTTACTTTCAGCCCACTCAGGTTCAACATAAGTCGCATGAAAGTATTTTGCAGATCCAATTATACCGTAGTGGTGTTTAGAAATCAATATATTTTCTGCAATCTTAATTGATTCATTCCATGCAGCGCTGTTGCGATACACATTCTTCTTGCCTTCACAGACCCAAGAGAACTGACAAGTTCCTCTTGTCTTTTGATGAACAACACCACAAACTGTTCTTGGGAATTGTTTACTCTTGACGCGATTCATGGTGACTTCAGCAACAGCAATCTTTCCAGCACGTGGCTCACCACCTGCTTCGAAGTAAATGTTGCGAGCAAGGCATTCAACCTCTCGCATCACTGCTTGTTTTTTCTCATAAGAAAGATTTAAAAATTCGACTTTACGGTTTAAAGTCGTAAGTTCTGTAGTCAATAGATCATTGGTGATTTGTTGGGCATCTATTTTATTCTGCATACGATCTACCATACTGAATGGAACGTATAGAGTAAAAAATATTAATGCGAAAAGCCCACCCCATCTACAGAACAAATTATGATTGCGATCAAAATATTTCTCTACATTCTCAAGTATATCAACTGCATTCATGTTAGTTGCCTCCATTATTGCAGGTGAAAATTGTAATTTATTTATTTGATTTAGTATTTTGCCAGTACCAAACAATAAATTCAACTCTCTGTTTCACCGTATGGTTCTCAAGCACCTTTCGATATCCATTTGATGCAATTCTTTCTCTCTCCTTATCATTCAAACAATAGTAATGGATTTTATTCACGCAGTCCATCTCATTATTATAATACACAATCTCTTGGTTTTCAACAAATAGTTCATCCATTCTTTTAGAAGAATTTAAACGATCTGTAAGAACAAGACGACCTGCAGCCATTCCCTCGAATATTCTTCTTGTAATCTCACCATGTTTACTTTGTTGAAGAATAATTTTACCAGAGTTTAGGAAGGTATTGTGATCATCACCAACCCAACCATTCTGATTGCATACATCATATGGAAGTTTACTTGCAATTCGATCTATGATCGGTGCACTTCGATTCATTCCGCGAGAACAAACCGCAGCATACTTTGCCTCGACACCAATTGGTTTATAGATTCTTGTATCTGCAAAATGATTCCACCAGAACGCATTGAACCCGAGTTCACGATACCTCGCAGTAGATGGAGCATCTGGACTTAATATTAAATCAAAGTATTGTGCTTTCAGAAGATTGTCATTGAATCTTTGCGGATCATCTCCAGACTCCATCACAAGAAACGCGCCAGTGGATTTCAATTGGCTAAGAAGAATAGATTGGTGCTGACCCCAATCCATGTGCATGATAATGTCTGGTTTCTTTTTAAGAAGTGTGTGTACATTTGCATCAGTATAGTCTTGATTCTTGTCAAACAAAGAATGAATTGATGTTTTCCATCCAAGACTTTGGAATTCATTCACAACAGCAAGTGGAGTTGACCACTTATCTGTTTTGTTATGTGCAAATATAAATGATATTGTATTCATAGTGTAGAGGGGTGGTGAGTTTCCTCACCACCCCAGACCTTTCTGTTACCGAGCGGTCAACTCTTTGTACTCAATGTGCTTATTAAGCAGCGAGAGCCATAGGTGTAAATGAATCATCGTTTGCATTTACGTTTTTTGCGCTGATTAAGTCAGTCGCCTCACTGGTTGCTGTCAGGTTATTACTTGCCCTGTCGAAGCCAAATTCATCCCCGTAGTGGTGGAGATGTCGGGGGTCGAACCCGAGTCCAGAACACCTTTAATTGTCAGTTTACAACCATTAATACTATTTATCCGTTCAAAACCTTTGCAACTGAGTGTATGACTGCAGCAATGCGACCGATGTCGCGGAGTTGCTCAACAGTCATTCCCTCTTTCTTCAAAGTATCATAATGGGCTTTGACGCAGAAGTGACATTTGCCGACAATAGATGCTGCGAGAGAATATGCTTCGAAGTTGACCTTCGAAGTGCCACCATGATTCATGATCCCATTCATGCGGAGTCCTGCTGGAAGTCCCTTCAATGCAGGATCATCTGCCATTTCAACGTAAGGATACCAAACATTATTTTGTGCCATGATGGCTGCTGCTATCAATGCTGCATCACATTCCTTATCATCTTCCATTCCTTGTTCGATGAAAGAAAGCAACTTACCATTGCCTGTAGCCATCGAAGCAGCAATTGCACATCCATGTGCAACCACAGGATCAAGAGAACTGCGCAGAAGAACTGCGTCAAGATTTAACTTCGTATCTTTTGCATACTCTGGAAGAGCATCTTTAATTGTATCAACCCAACTCATTATTCTTCTCCAATTTCTCTTTCTTCAAATATATCTTTGTCAGAACGACACTCGGGACATTCGAAATCTTCTGGGAGATCTTCAAACTTCCCGTAATGTTTCTCATCAAAAACATAACCACATGCCTGACAAATATGTGCTTTCATATCAAGCGTCTTTTGGAACGTCCATGCAGCGAGAAAAAAGATATTCTTTTGCTGTACGCATTTCTGCGTTGTTCAAAAAACCATCTTGATTCTTGTCTGCTCTTTCAAACAAACCACTTGATACAGTGCAAAAACGATTAATGTCTTCAAATGAAACTTTGCCATCCTTGTCAAAGTCATACTGTGCAACACGATCACCAGCCAATGCTGGTGTTGATGCGAGAGCGAGTGCTAGAATAAACTTCTTCATTTTGTGATTTCTCCAATTTTCTTATAACCGTTACCAGTGGGATGTATGCCATCTTTTGATAGGGATGGAATCCTAATAATCCAATCACCATACATCTCCGCAATACTTTCTACATACTCTTGAATTCTCACAACAGGGATTTCGCTGGTCTTTGCATTACCCGCGGGAAGAATCCAGTATACCGTTTCTGCTTGTACTCTTTCGCGTAGTTTAAACAGTTCCTTCTCAGTCTTAATGTACTTGTGATCATTACTACCAAGACTGATTACAACAATCCTACCAGCAA